GGCTCAAATTTTTTGTGGTTTCTGTGAAAGGCTTGCCCAATAGGATGCTGAATCACTTTTTTAATGGAGAGGGCAAACCGGGATTTTCTTATTGATTTTCTATTCGTGTATCGGACGCTGAAGGGCTGCTTTTTCTTTTCTCCGCCTAGGGGCCTATTTGAGTGCAGGGAATTTATGGTGGGGCCTGCACCAGCTTTTTCAATTATTTCTGCGCGATAGTCGGACACGGGCTAGTCCGTGGAATCGTCAAATGGGTCGTAGCCAAGTGGATAGCTAGTCCCTTCTTTGACCTTATCCCCGGGCCAGTCCTCTTTACCCGAAGAGTAAAAGGGCTGCACTTCGTATTCAGGCCTGGTGTAGGCTTGTCTCATTTCTTTTTCTTGTTCCGGAGTGGCCTGTCGAAGGACTTTAACTGCCATAACCCCGTCTTTTCCCACTTTCCAAGCCACTAAGGTTGTATTCATCGTTGTGATGGCCATGGTCTTTTCCTCCCTTCAATTCCACCTTATACGGGTAGAGGGCCCTTTTCAAGTTATTTTATCGTGCGGAAACGCCAGAGATGTCTGCCCGTTTTGCTCCATCCAGCCAGGGGCTTTGGGTGGATCCGGCCTCTGCCCTGTTTCTCGCGCATGAACCCAGTCCCCGATTTTGTCACAATATTCCCGGGCTTCCTGAGCCTGAGTTGAACTTATTCCCTTGAATTTATTTTCCAGCTTATAAACGTCATGGGTGTAATCAGCCACCGTATTTTGATCCCGCGTCCTCATCTGTAACTCAAACACCACTCCATTAGGGCTGCGGAACAAAAGATGTTGCCCCCTGTACCCTCCAGGCTTTGGATTCTCGATGAATTTATCATGCTCTACGCACTCTAAACCTAGTCCGGGTTTGACCAACGAAACAGCCTTACCCATATCTTCAGGGCTTTCAAAGATAAGCCGGGTAGCCACCGCATCCGTTAGATCAGAGGGCGTCTTATCCGCATACCGCCCATTCATTTTTTCCTGCATTGAATCAGGGCGTTTTTCCCTGACTTTCAAATCCGCTTCCACCCCATTTTGGGCCAGGAATTGGTTGAAGGCCTGTAGCTTTGGGCCCACCTCATTTTGCAGCTCATGGTTGGCCATGTCCGTTACCTGTTGCGCCTGCTCCAGGGTCATGTCCTTCCCAGGCATATTCTGATACCAGTCCTGGTTAGCCAGGGCGCTGTAAGGGCCTGTTTTTGACAGGACCGTCCGCGCCTGCTCCTTAGATGCCTTGGCCGGACCAATCAGGTTCTTTTGGTCCTCCGAAACGTGTTCCCCTCCGGATCCTGCCGGGTATCTGCCTGATCCTGGACCACCTTTTAGGACGGCTTTTTTGATGGCTTCGAGGGCCCACTGGAAGGCTTTGCTAACGATGGAGGCAATTTCGCTCCGATAATCACCCGAGGCTTGCTGAACGGGCTCACCCACCCGTCCTTCTTGTTGCCCCCCTTCCCGTCCCGATGATCCACTGACTTTGTAAGTGCCATAGTCCCCCTCCGTTGCAAACCAAGAGTGCACCTGGCTTGTGTGTGTTTCATACTCCCCAGGAAATGTTTTTAGATATGCGTCTACTTTTCCCCTGAGAGTGTCCGTGTCCATGGCCCCACCAAAATTAAGAATGGACATCGTTTTTCCATTCGTGGTTTGCCCACCAATGGCTGGAGCCCCATCCGCTGTCGTTATGGTTCTGAGCCCATCATACAGGGATTTAGCTTGAAGTAAACTAAATTCTTTACTGCATTCGATATTGATAGCGTCCACTGATTCCGAATTAGGAAACGGATCGTCCGATACGGTCATCATGGACTTCTGAGACAGGTTGTATCCCAATGCTTTTGTGGCCTCTACAACGGAGGTGGGGTCAGAATCTTCCGGCATAACGAGTGTAAAAGATTTGTTTGTATCGTTCTCGTATGACCCTATTTGGGATTTGACCTCACCTCCCTTGATCCCCGCGTCTGCCAATATCTTGGGGATGTACTCATCTGCCAGCTTTTGGCTCCGGTCCGCCTTCTCTTGGTTGGACAACGCGTTCCACCTGTCGGAGGCTTCCTTGTTGTCCGGGTTCGGAGCAAACTCAAATATCACTGAGCCTGAGCCAAACCGGCCAGGGGGTTCTTTTAGGGCCGCTGATCCACCAGACCCAAACCTCCCGTGATAGTCCCGGGGCTGCTCAGGGGAATATTTTTTGATTTCTCTTGCCCGGTTACTGCCCAGCTGGAACCTGACTATGGCTCCTTTAGAGATTACTTTTTTTATTTGTTGAGTGTGGAGAGAGAGGAACATCGTTTATCTGTCCCTGTAGACAACCCGAGGCATCACCATTTTTCTTTTAACCATGCCCCCCCCTGTGGGAGTTGCTCCGCTCCCCTGGCTCTGCCCAACAGGATTGGGTGGCCCGTTGTTGGAAGACTGCTTCGGTGCAGGCTGGCCTGTGTTTACGGGTAAAATCTCCTGATCGTATGCTGGATGTGCAAGGTAGTCCTGCTCCGTGGGGTCATCTTGAAACGCATCTGGAGTAGGTGGAATCTCCGTCCTCTCCGGCATACCCGCAACCTTACGTATAAAATTTTCATCTGCGAGTCCACCGGGGACCAGCCACCCCGCATTGGTAAGCTGCATCAGAGACAAAGACAACTCCGAAAGGGACTGTTTCTCAAGTTCTCCAGGAACAAGTTTTGGGAGGCGGTCCGTGGGGAACCCGTTTATTTCAAAAAGTTTTCGAATACCGTCCCGGTTAAACACGGACGCAATGGAATCAAGGAACCCACCAAGGGCAATATTGAACATGTCGTATTTTTGTTCGGCCAAGGCGAAAGAGCCTACCGCCTCATGTCCAAGGAGAATAAAATCCGCCGTTATGACAGTGGCAATGGCTTGAGAGTATCGTTTGATGATTCCGTCCGTATTGTTTTGACGGCGTGAGCCGGTGCTGACCAGTTGGAATTCGTATACCCGATTTTCCCCGCCACCCTCGGCAAAGATTGAGGGGAATATCAAACAGGCCTGCTGGTCTACCTTGACGTTCTTCAGGATTTTCTCGTACATGGCTAGAACAGCTCTTTGATCTTCCGTGGCATCCACAGCCAGCAAGTCAGGGTCCACATAGAGAAGGGGAAGGCCAGCGAGGTCACGCTCGATACCGATGGCTTCGATTCTTTCAAGATTTATTTTATGGTAGTACGAAGTAAAGGCCCCACGGAGAAGGGATCTGCCAGCGGGATTATCCTTGATTTTAGTCGTCCTAAAAAACATCATTTTTTCCCGGGGAAGAAATACCCGATTCCCAGAAAGTGGGGGCCATTGCCAAAATCCTAAAACCTCTCCTTCGCTGTCAAACACCCAGTTCTGAAGGGATGTTTGGGCGCGGCCAGCTAGTTTTCTCCAACCAATCAACCCATCATCGTAGGCAGAGCGATTTTCTTTTTCCTTCTGATCTGGGCCAAGACGGCGTTTGTAGATAATTTCCAACGCAGAAAATCCGTACTGAAACATGGAGATAATATCGCAAATAACGTCCTCCCATGTGCAGTTGTCCATGTCCTCTAAACAGGATTCCAAAAAGGCTGCGGCCTCCATGTCGTCCGGGTTTTCACTCGCTGGCTCAATTCTCCAATCTACTTTTCGAACCATCATCTCAAGAATAAAAAACACGGCGCTGCAAGTCGGATCGTTATCCCGCATTTCCTCAAATGTTATAAGACTTCTGCTGTTGACTCCCTGGCCTTGCAGTTCGCGTAACTTTTCCTCCAAAATATATCCGCTGGCCTGCGCGATTCCGGAAATTCCGATTTGTGAGTACGGAGATGGGGCGATCTCTGCGATCAAGGGGGCGTTTTGATATCCGAAACCCAGGTTGACGATAGGAGAAGCTGATGCGGGTTTATTGGGATCAAGGGGTCGAGGTTCTAAATTGTCCGAGGCTCCAGCCACGTTTGAAACCGATGTGTCCACTTTTTGAACCGGAGAGTTATTGTCTGGGGGCACTTAGGAATCCTTAACTAAAAAATAGGTTTTTTAGATTGTCAAACACGGAGGATTTACGAATTGGATTTTCGTAGTGTGTGCCCGAAGTGACCCGGTTATGCAAATCACTGCCAAACATATCCGCATGGGTAATGCGCCCGGATGAAATCTCTCGCAAATCAAACAGCCCAGATTTACCGCTTGCCGGACGCTCAATCACATGAGTGCTTTGAGATGGGTTTTTAGAATCCATTCCAACCTCTTGGCCCATGTGAACTTTGTTTCCGGGACGAGGCCCCGATCCAGGTCCGCCTTTTTCTAAAACAACTTCCCCCGTCAAGGAAATAGTGGGTTCCATAAACCAGCCACCTTTTGGTCAAGTGATTGTGGATTTCAACGATTAGTTTAGAGCACTTTACCCGAGATAACAACGTTGAAATTGGCTTCCCTAATACGGAGTATTAGAGTTTCTGTCATTATCCAAATAGCTGCCTATCGTGTGGGCGCTGACCTGTTCGCCTCCGGAGGGAGGGGCTACTAGCCGGTGAGAGGAGTATTTTCTACGGAACCAATTGAGAAATTGTGATGCCGAATCCACCATGTCATCGTGGCCCCCAGCATTCTGGCCGGTGAAGAGGCACATTTCAGTCAAGAACATTTGGAGCCAGGAGGCCGTCTCCGGCAACCAGAATTCACCCCGTTCAATCATGGCTGTTTCGGCGGACATCCTGGTCCCTTTATCTAGTCCCTTGGGGTCACACTTCACAATTTTCCACCCGAATTCCGGATCAGCTGTAAGCACCTGAATTATTTGCTGCCCAGCATCCTTGTCTTCAATCAAAAACAAGTCCGGATCCCAAACATCCCCCATCCGCTTGAATCTCTTTATGCTGTCCGGGAACTCCAACTTATCCCGCTCAACGTGCCACAGCTCGACATGGTATTTCCTGGGCTTCCCTTTTTCCACTTCCTCTTGGACAATCACATAGACTTCCCAGACAGTCGGATCGTTTCTCTCCTTCGCCTTACTCGCACAGTCCGCGCTGATGATGATCATCACCGCGCCCTTGCGCTTTTTCATATTCTGAACCGTGGCCTCTTCCCCAAACCGATTCTTGAACCACGCCTCCTTGACCATACCACCTTCGCGGGGGACAGGGGACTGTTGGTACATCGCGGCATAGGAATAACTCCCATGCTCCTCTTTCAGGGCCTGAATGACTTCCGGGGGGAACCGTTTCTTGTCCAGGCTTTCCAGCTCCTCTGTGCGGGGGTCGCTGAAGCCCAAGCAAGTTACGTAAGTCGTTTTGTGATATTCAAGCGGCAGGATTAGTTTCTGCCAAGGGCTGATCTTCCCTAACCTCTCCCTCTCCAGGATTTCCCCTGGCTGATCCTCTGGATGGAGTCTTTGCTGAATAACAATCATGCCTCCCTTACTCTTCTCATCGAACCGGGAAGACAGTGATTCCCAAAAATACCTGCTGGCCTGTTGTCTGAACGCCTGAGACTCCGCCTTCAGGGCCGTGAGCAGGTCATCACAGATAATTATGTCCGCGCCTTTACCGATAATGGATCCGGTGATGGACGTAGCCACATACGCCCCATTTTTATCGTTCTCGAAAATGGTTTTGGAGTTTTGGAACTCAGAAAATTTAAACGAGTCCCCCCAGCGATCCTGATACCAGGGGTCCATCATGACGGCCTTGGTCTTTACCGCAGAACTCATGGACAAATCTTCACCAAAACAAGCCACGATATATTTGGTGCCAGGATGTTTTATCCAGGACCAGGAGGGGAGGAAGACAGCGGAGGTAAGAGACTTCATGGCGCGAGGGGGAATGTTTATCAAAAGTTTTTGAATGTCCCCCTCAGCTACAGCTTGAACGTGTTCCGCGATGCATTGAACATGCCAGTTATCCACAAAAGGTTTTGAGGGGGGATGAAGGACTGGCCAGGCGAGTTTGATGAATTCGTGCAAGCCGTTTCGCTTGACTAGCTCCCTCTCGATGTCGATGAGGGAGGGGGATTTCGGGTTGGTCATGGGCTATTGAGCCCTTCCTCCAGGGTTGGAATCAGAACCACTTTATTTTTCAGATCGTGGGTCGAACTTGAGTCAAAATGAAGACTCCCCGCCTTGACCCAATAATGACATTCTTTTTTTATTTTTTCCGGTCCAAATTCCCAGGTGACTCTGACTGAAGGGTTAAAAGTAGGCGCTTCCACATTCCCGTCAAACGTCCAACAGGGTTGGTTGGGGTTCGCCTGTTTCGTCCGGATGTAGTGAAGGCCCCCACAGCCAGGACACCAATGACAATAGCCTTCTTCACCACTATCAAATTTCTCGATGCCCAGTATTTTGGAAGCATTAATCATACCGGAGGGTTTTCATCAGGGGAGCGAGGGGCCTCGCCCTGGGGACCAGGGGTTTCCGCAGCCGGTTCGTCCGCAGCCGGTTCGTCCGCAGCCGGTTCGTCCGCAGCCGGTTCGTCCGCAGCCGGTTCGTCCGCAGCCGGTTCGTCCGCAGCCGGTTCGTCCGGAAATTCCATCTCCTGCGGTCGAGGAATCGAGACGTGGACAATCGCCTGTTTGATATCTTCTTTTTCCGGGACTATCTCCCCCTCTTCCACATACTCCGCCCCTTGAGCCTGCTGGATTTTCAATTGGAGGTGGTGGTAGTCCTTCAATTCTTCAGGTGTCAGGGAGGAAAGGTCAAACTCTTTTTCTTTAGGGGCGGATATTTCCATTGACTGGGCCGGGGTTCCCCATCCCCTATTTAAGATTGCAATGGCCGCAGAAGCCCGGGCCGCATCTTTTTCCCCTGACCGGGCAATGTCCACAAGGATCATTACCATCTCCTCGGTGTGCGCTCTTGCGAATTGAGTCACGGGTGTTTCTTTGGGGGCCATGGGGTAAGGATAACATAAATTTTAGGCACAAAAAAGCCTGCGTTGCCGTCCTCTCTCCGGGCCTCTAGTAAAAGCTTACGGATACCCAATGGTCGCAGGCTAATTCAGCAGGGAAGTGGGTGAAGGAACACCGGATTAGGTAGTTGCACACAAAACCTGCCGATCAATTCGTACTTCCCTGAACTAGAACTGTACCGATAACAATCCCCGGAGAAATTTCCGTAGTCCTCCTCGGCCACGTTGGTGACCTTGGAGCAGTAGTTACCGGCGCGGGTTTTGAGGAGTCGAAGGATCAGCTTTTTTCTTGGGTCGGTGGATTTGATTTTAGTGGTCATGAATGGACTCCTTACTCAAAATTTCCTTCGCCTTGACAGCGAACTTGTTAATCGAATCGACCCTCTCCTGCCAAGAGATGAGTTGGTTCTGGTAGTCCCTCTCCCTCTGATTCTCCTGGGCCACGAACCCAGCCTTATCCCTTTCGTACCGTTCCAGGGCCAGCTTCTGGCAGGTTTCCCATGCTCCCTTCCGTTTCTCCTTGGCGAACTTACTGTTGATCCGTTTCTCCGGCCACCGGGCCTTAAAGTGGACCACAAAGATTTCCTCTACGTCCTTGTCCGTGAACAGGTCCGGTTCGCTGGAGTAACTAATTCGCCTCTGCGGTTTTGGGGGATAGGCTTGGTGGTCGATGTTGTACTGGAGCAGTTCCAAGGCCTTCGGGTATTTTTCCTCCACCTTCAGCCCCATGATCCGGCAGCTTATTTCGTGCAGGACGTAGTGGAACTCTTTGCAGAACTCTTCCCCCCAGACGGCCTTCAACCCAAACCACGTTCGGTAGAAAGGAATCGCTTCCTTGTTGTCGTCCGGCGCGGGGACGAAAGCGTCATGGGCCAGGGTGAAGGTATCGACTGCGGAACTGGGTTTTTTGATTTCTGCCACTTGGTCACTCATGATTTTCCTCCATCAAACCAGATTGGTTTCCGTCCATGGCCGTCCATCCAACTGGCCAGGGCTCCTGTCCAGTGGTCAAAAAACATCCGGCAAAATTCCCGGGCCCCATCGGACGACTTCTCCGCCTTCCAAAACGATTTCCTGAACGTCCCGTTGTTCTTGTAGCAGTGAATGAATCTCGCGTAGAGTTTTTCCGAGAAAGGAAAGTCCTCCGCCACCACGTCCACCATGATTGTTGCCTTGTCCAGAGCTTTCAGTAGTTGGTCACTCATAATAAACACCTCCCAGTGCTCCCTTGACTCTGACCAGACCTAACGAGGTCAGGGCTTCGTGTTTCGCTTTCCTGGCAAAATTTTTCCGGGCTAGCATGTAGGCGTGACGCAGGATGTTTATCCGTTCGATCTGTCTCGCCTCTTCCCACTCCTGGTCCAGGATGAAGGCTGGATCAGCCGGGCCCATCTTGGCGATCTTCATGCCCTCAATGGCAATGCCCCTGAAATTCTCGGCCTGCTTGATGGCCCTTTCGAAGTCCGCGAACTTCCAACCCTTGAATTCCATGACCGGCCTCCTTCGTTGAATCTCCCCTACGACACCTATCCTATACGCCTTCCAGGATAAAGTAAAGAAAAATGTTTACTTTATTTGGCTTTAATCTCCCCGCCAGAGTAGTCCAGTCCTAGCTTCTCCTCCAGCCCAACCGGCAGGAAGGGGTTATAGACCCTTGGATTACATCCCCGGGCCCAACAGCGCTTGATCCAGGCCTTCAGGGATATGCCGGGTTTCCTCTGGACCAAATCCCACCCAACCTCATCCGTATTCACGTAGAGGCAATAAACTAAACCCTCTTCCAGTCTGACTTCTGCCTTTAGTCCATACGATATGCAATCTTCCGCCCTAGATTCAGCCAATTCCCGGGCATATTTCCCGGATCCAAGATCGGAAGATTGGTAAGTGGATTTATAGATCGAATAAACCTTGTTTAGTTGATCACAAGGCCAAGGTAATAAATCTTCCCTCGCGGCCAAGGTGTCCAATTGCTTTTCCAGCAAACCCTGATCCGCCGTATGCTTGGCCATTAAAACATTTGCCTTTTCTTGCCAGTAAATATTCAAGGCCTCTCGGTTAGGACAATCGTTGTATTTGGCGGGGGTGTAGGCCTTCCGTTTTGGAAAGGCCTTCTTGTAATCCGCCGCAAGGGCTGCGACATATTCTGCCTGCATTTTCTGGGAAGCTTCCCGGTAATCCCAGAATTCTTTTTCCTTGGCAGCCAGGAGTGATCTGTATTCGTTTTGGCTCATGCGAGTACCTCCAATTAAATTAAAGACTGAATCAATTCAACAGCTCGGTCCCCATATTTTTCACGAATAAAGTCTTTCATTGAAGTTCCATCTGGGTATTCCCCCAGATATTCATCAAACCTACAAATATCAAAACCACAGACATTCCAGAACTGATTCACTGGCTTTTTAAATATCTGGTAAAACTCTTTTTGTACTGCCGGTGTGGGCACCTGATTCACGGTTTCACCTCCATTGAAGCCAAAAACTGCTCTTTGGTTATCACCAGCTTCCACAATAGATAGGGGATTCTGTTCCCCATTGCCACACCTTCCCCTTTCCTTTGTGTGATTGCCATGACCTCGGGCCATTTTTCCGCTTGTTGTTTTGATGCCTTCTTGACGATAAAGTCTACATTCCCCTCTTTTTCCCTGACCGCCCTTTTGATCTTTCCAAACTCCCCATCCCAGTACGTTGAAAAGTAATCCCCAATGGAAATCAGCTCGTAAATTCCATTCTGTTTTTTCATTTGAATTTTTAATTCCCCAACGATACCCGCTTTTTCACCCCGAACCATAACTCCATGGTTTTTACCCCCGCAGATACACCGACAAACATCCTCTTGCGCCTCCCAACAGCCGAAATCGCAAGCTGAAAAAGTTCGCATTTTTCTCACCTCTGGTACAGGATTTAAACTGATCGCCTTTCCCTCACAAACCCTACTCTACACGGCTCCTGTCCAAAAGTAAAGAACTTTGTTTACTATCTTAGTGGCATCATGATACCGAAAGCCTTGTTCCGGTCATTCAAC